TTTCCTCATCAAAAGCTCTAGGAAATTCTCTCCAATGTATGGAAGCTTCACCCAGAATTCTCCCTCTTTGTACCCTGCAATGTCATGGGCATAAATGCTACCCATCTCAGTGTACGTGCCAAACACAGTAGCCATGCGGATGCTGCCACGCTTGTTGTCTTCCAACACAGCTTCCCAACCGTTACGCAGGACAACACGTGTCCCCTTCTTAAGTTTGTTTGTCTCTGCAAATTTACTCATACCGCCTCCTTGATTTGAAACACTTTAGCCATCTTACGTGAATGTGCCACATATGCAACAACCTTCACACCCTTGTCCCAACAAGCCATACATGTGCCACATTTACCCTCTTGCAAACTGCTAGGGCATACGTGAACACCACGCCTGTGCTCGTGTGTCTTGATAACCATTGATGTGGTGGCTCCCTCTATCTGCTCTTCTACATTGTCGGCACTGTAACGCACCACAACATTAGGCAAACAAGACAAAGCACCCAGCACATTGATGTATTTCTCAAACTTGTGCATACGTGTGGGCAACCAATGCTTGACATGTGGTGTAGCCCTGCAAATGTCATAGATTTTCCATGCAAGGTCAACAGAATATAGGTCACCACTGTCAAACCAGCGAAACTTCTTCTGCTTTGACAAAGCCTTGACCATACGCTCTACCCAATCATCAGTTTGCCAATCTTCCTTGTTGCTTTTACGCAACGAAATGGCATCAGGCATGTGATAAAAGCCCTGTGTGGCATAACAACCTTGACAAACTTCTACAAGCTGTCCGTCTTTGCCAATAGAGCCCTGACAAGTTTCTAGGGCTTGCAAGCTCCAACTGAAACAACCCAGCTTTGATGTGCGACTAAGCATTGATGTTCTCCAATAAAATCATTGTCCATGTCAACACCAAGAGAATGGTGCATGTAACTGTGAATTGTCTATCTGTCATTTGATGCTCCAATGAGGCAGGATTGCCACATAAGCCCACATGCATGGGCTTATGAAGTTTCCTATCAAATTGCAATGGCTTGCTTTTGTACTGACAACCGTTTCTTGTCACGGTGGACACGAACAATGGCACTAGGGCTAACCTTCACAACCGAGCCACCATGTGCAAGCTTAACTGACACCTTGAAAAACCCCCTGCCAACAATTTGACCATTGTATCGCTTCTCGTTGACATAAACGGTTAAAAATCGATTGCCGTGGTCTGCAACAAACTGCTTGGCAACAAAAAAAGCCTTCAGAGAATCCAACATAAAAACCTCCAACAAAGTTACTCGCTAGTAACGACTAGCACGTTTCCTACAAAGCGCAGGGAAAAGCTTCGGTGCTTTTCTTTGTGCTCTGGTGTCCATTGTACAGGGACTAGGGGCTTTGTCAACCCCTAGCTTTCTGCTCGTCATACCTTCTCGTTGATCTTAGCCATCGCTTGCAGAATCAATTCACTGGCAATTTTGTAGCCCTTGTCATAGCACAATGCTTGAATTATTTCCAAGTTATTCAAGATTTTGTCATCGTCCGTCATTTGGTAGGTTATCTCTTCTGATTCTCCCGTTTCAATCTCTCCCTCTTCCTTGGGGGCTTTTACTACTTTCCCCTCATCGTCAACTATTTTGCTTCCTGATTCTAAGCCCCTCAAGTCTTTAACAAGGCTTTGCACCGATTCATAGTTGTCAATGATGTTAAACAGGGTTTGCCTTGTCTCTGACTGACTGGCATGGTCAACGATTTTCTTGAATTCGCTTTTTCTGACCTTGGATGTGTTGGCATTGTAGAGGGCCTTCGCCTGTGTTCCGTAGCCCTCTACCATCGCTTCATACTCTGCCTTGTTTTCTACAGTGTATGCACCAATCACAGTTTTCAGTGTGTTCAGTAATGCACCGTTGACATTATGTTGCTCTACTGCGAACGATGCGCCCAGTGCTTCGGGTGTCGTTCCCTTGGTTTGCTTTGCTTTGCTCATTTTCTCTCCCTTGTGGTTACTTGCAAGTAACGACCCCTTGTCGCTACATGCCTTCATTCTAACATTCATCCTAGAAGCTGTGTCAACTGCCCCTAGAATACCTGACTGGATTGTGTGGTTACTTGTTAGTAACCCATTCTATCCCTTCCCTATATACTATGCATGTTCTGTGCCATGTACACTATAGTATTCATGTTGAACATACCTTTGTTTTCATAACCTATTGATTTGTAATGCTTTTTGTTTAACATACCGAGAATGAATGCTTTATGCTTACAGAATATCTGCACCATATCTGTGCATTTTACTTATCATTATTGTATATTGCACCATGTCTGTGCTTCATGTGCGAAGATTGCACTGTAATGGGGCATATTGTGTGACATAATACTATAGTGGTATATATAGGGAGTTTCCCTGTAATGCTTTAGGTTTCATAAGCTGGCTTGTCCAGTTGCATTGTAGTACTTTGGCTTGTAGGTGGGCTATATGGCTGCCACATTAGTACTCATACCCCTAAAGTTTACATACGCCCCTTGTAAGTGCTTGATTTGTAACACAAAAGTACTACCGGGGGAGGGGACAACTTGTGCCAATATATGCGGAACCCTAAAGCATACAAAAAAGGGCTAAAATAGACCATAATGTATAATAAATTCTTAGTCAGAGAGTAGCTCGTAAGTTGTTGATTTATAAGGAGAAATACAATTAAGAAGAAAGTATAATGAAAGGAGACATAATGGGGATTAGACTACCAAGTCTAAACGTACAATGTGTAGCATTAAAGCAACAGAAAGAGCTTGACAACAAGGACAATGTGTGGTATAATAAATACATATAAGCAATTAAGGAAGCTTATAATTTATTAACTTAATAAGCTTAGGCTTATATGTAACTATGTAGTTACTTAGAAGCTGCACAGAGAGGCATAGAAGCCGCACAGATAGGCTTATATGTTTTTTGTTATACATCTCCTTGAAGGGTAAAGATGGAAGATATTCCTGTTAAAAAAAGAGGTCGTCCCAAGAAGACAGACATTGTTGCTAAAACTGTTGGCAAGAGGAATGCTGTTGGTCGACCCAAAGGGGAGCAGTCCATCATCAATGAATACAGGGCTAGGATGTTAAACAGCCCTAAGAGCGAGAAGGTTCTTGAAGCTATTTATGGAGCTGCCTTGGATGACAACCACAAGAACCAAGCAGCAGCATGGAAGCTCATCATGGACAGGCTTCTTCCTGTTAGCCATTTCGAGAAAGACAAGAATGGTGGTGGCAGGGCTGCTGTGTCTATCACTATCACTGGTGTTGGTGGGGAGCAAACCATCATCTCAGGTGGAGAAGAAGAGGTTATTGATGTCTAAAGATGTTGTTGAACAAAAGCTAAAGAAGCTTGGCTACAGCGATGCTGCTGTTGCTGCTATGCTTGGAAACATCTCTGTTGAGACAGGAGACACCTTCAATTACAAGACAAAGCAAGAGGGAGGCCCCGGCTATGGGCTATTGCAGCTTGACTTCATGAAACCACATTATGAAAAGTGGAAGAAGCAGAATAAAATAAAAGACAGTGCTGATGCTCAGCTTCGTTTCTTTCATGACACAGTTTATGGGAAGAGTCAAAACATCATTGGAGCAGGGAATGCTGCTAAGTTGAGAGATGTTCTGGATACGGAGGAGAACCCTGCTGTCATTGCAGATGTATTAGCCAAGGGATGGTTTAAGCCCAATCCTGAGCGCAACCCTAAGTATGACGAGAGAGCACAATATGCTTTACAGATGAGTGGTTATGTCCCTCCTGTAGCTTCTCCTCCACCTGCCCCTGAGCCAGCTTGGTGGGAAAACCCATTAGCTAGAACAAAGAGTGCTTTGGGGAGTTTGTTTGACTAGTTTAGACATTAAGCTTCTCCCTTGGCAGCAAACTGTCTGGAGCGATAAGAGTCGTTTCAAGGTGGTGGCTGCTGGACGAAGGACAGGTAAGAGCCGCTTAGCTGCCTACTTGCTGTTGTTCAATGCGTTGCAAGCAGAGAAGGGACATGTGTTCTATGTTGCCCCTACACAGGGACAGGCAAGGGACATTATGTGGCAAACCCTGCTTGAGGTGGGACATGCTGTCATCTCAGGAAGCCATGTTAACAACTTACAGGTTAAGCTTGTTAACGGAGCCACCATCAGCTTGAAGGGTGCTGACAGACCAGAGACTATGCGAGGAGTGTCCTTGAAGTTTCTGGTGATGGACGAATATGCAGACATGAAGCCAGAGGTGTGGGAACAAATCTTACGTCCTGCTTTGGCTGACCAGAAGGGACATGCCTTGTTCATTGGAACACCAATGGGCAGAAATCATTTCTATGAGCTGTACCAGTATGGCTTAAAAGGAGAGGACAGTACATTCAAGAGCTGGCATTTTACCAGCTATGACAACCCTCTCATTGACCCAGAAGAGATTGAGAGTGCTAAGAAGAACATGAGCAGCTTTGCCTTTAGGCAGGAGTTTATGGCTTCGTTTGAGGCACAGGGTGGAGAACTCTTCAAAGAAGAATGGGTACAGTTTGATGAAGAAGAACCTGAAGGTGACTACTTCATTGCCATTGACTTGGCTGGCTTTGCAGACGAGAGCAAGGGAAGCAAGAGCAAGAAACTGGATGACAGTGCTATAGCCATTGTTAAGACAAATGACAAGGGCTGGTATGTTAAGGATATTGTCTTCGGAAGATGGACAGTTGAAGATACAGCAAAGAAGATATTTGCTGCTGTTAAGAAGTATGAGCCTGTATCAATAGGCATTGAGAAGGGTATTGCTAAGCAAGCAGTGATGCCTTATTTGTCAGACATAATGAGAAGAACACAGACGTTCTTCAGAGTGGAAGAGCTTAGTCATGGAAATAAAAAGAAAACAGATCGAATTGTATGGGCATTACAAGGGCGTTTTGAACACGGTCAAATTGTCCTTAACAAGGGAGAGTGGAACATACAGTTTCTTGACCAACTCTTCCAATTTCCAAATACTCTTGTGCATGATGACTTGATTGATGCCTTAAGCTACATAGAGCAGCTCAGTAAGCAAAGCTATGTAACAGACTATGAAGAAGAAGAATTTGAACCAATGGACGCTATAAGCGGATACTAAGGAAACATATGAGCTTTGATTCTGAAGATTATAAGAGCAGCAACCTTGCTGGTTGGGTGATTGAAAAAGCTGATAAATGGCGTGACCATTACATCGGTAATCACCAAGAGAAGTTTGATGAATACTATCGCCTCTGGCGTGGTCAGTGGGATGCTGCCGATCGCACACGAGAGAGCGAGCGAAGCAAGCTTATCAGCCCTGCTTTGCAGCAAGCTGTAGAGAGCAGCGTTGCAGAGGTTGAAGAAGCCACCTTTGGTCGTGGTAAATGGTTTGACATCTATGATGACATGCGTGATGGTGAGCGTAAAGACATTGCCTTCCTGCGTAATGCTCTGGATGAAGAGTTTAAATACACCAAGACACGTAAAGCTGTAGCTGAATGTTTGTTAAACGCTGCTGTGTTTGGCACAGGCATGGCTGAACTTGTCCTTGATGAGGTGCAAGACTTCACACCAGCTACACAGCCCATCCTTGATGGAGCCATGCAAGCTGTTGGTGTGACAGTGAAGCCTCGTACAGTGGTGAAGGTTCGTCCTATTCTGCCACAGAACTTCCTGATTGACCCTGTTGCCTCCTCTATTGAGGATGCTTTGGGTGTGGCTATTGATGAGTTTGTCCCTAAACATCAGGTTGAAATCCTCATTGAGAAGGGTGTCTACCGTGATGTCGACCTGACAGCCGCAGCTCCTGATCAAGACCTTGAGCCTGACCAAGACTTGGTGATTTACCAAGACGATAAGGTGCGTCTGACCAAGTATTATGGTCT